AGTGTGTGAACTGCCGGTTGTTGTGTAAATCGTCTCCAACGATCCGGGCGTTCCTTCATATTTATGACATATGTAGGAACATTAAAAATATTTAGTTTTTTTCTTGTGGTCCCCCGCCCCATACTACTTATACCCTTTCATATTTTATTTACTAGCGCATATAATATGAAAATGCAATGCCGTGAATGTATCAAACATATTCGTTCTGCCCCTTCGTGTAATCACATTTGATACTTCACGGTACATTCTTTTTCTTATAGGCAGAACCCTTTGCCTTTTGCTGTAAGCCGGTTTGATATATTTTAATCGCCGCCTCCTGCGTCAATGTTTTCGGATCAACGCCGGCTGGAATATTTACGAATTTTCGTGACTTTCCCACAAGATCTTTCTTGAACATGAACATTCCATATGGGCCTGTTCTGAACTCAAAGGGGCCAAGAGTATGGACTGCGGCATTCGCCTTTGCTCCCAGCTTTGTTCGGATCGTATCTTCCGTATCATCATTGGCGAATGGAACATTCACCCCATTACATGAGACGTAAGAGCCGAAAGGACCCGATTTCTTCACCATAGGATGTCCGTTGTATTCGCCAAAGCTTGTAACGGCCTTTGACGCGATAAATGTGGCAACATCCTCTTCCGTTATCTCGTGAAAGCTACAACTTCCTGGCCAACCGTAGAATACGGTATCGTCCTTGTTTGGAGCCTCCTTCAAAAGCAGGGGACCCTTTTTACTTTGTACCGCCTTGATTCCCCCCGCAAACAGTCTCTCACGCACCGCGGCAGGGGCCGTAGTAGAACTCCCACCCTTCAAGGACGTATAGGTTTCTTTATAAGAATCCCATGTGTCCCTACACAAGTCTTTCCAGGGCTCCTCTCCCTCCGAGACAGAATCGAGACGCTGCTCCATTTTCTTCGTAAAGTCATAATCAAACAGATTCCCAAATTCCCGGAGGCAGAATTCCAAGACGGATAATCCAAGAGCTGTAGGGGCGAGTTTCTGCTTTTCCGCTCCCACCTTTTTTGTATGCGACTCCGATGTGGGTGGCCACTGACTTGGAATCATTCGCAGTGTTTTTACTACGACTTCACGCGCAGGCGTATCGCGTTTTTCCGCATATCCCTTGTCCAAGACAGTGCTAACAAGCGCGGCAAACGTGCTCGGACGACCAATCCCCTTTCGCTCTAATTCGCGCACCAACGTTGCCTCTGTAAAACGCCCAACCGGTTTCGTTTCATGCGGCCAACTCTCCAAGACAGACCAATGAAGCCGAGTCCCTTCTACAATCTTTTCCGCCGCCTTCCATGTCTCTGCATTCTCTGCCGCCTCTTCTCCCCCCTCATCCAAATCCGCAGCCGCAAATCCAATCTTCCGCCACCCAAGAAACAATTGCCGCTTCCAAACTGCCTTCCACAAGAATTCCATAGGATCCCCGGTGGCAACCAACTCCACCGTCCTCTGCTCCCCTCTCGCCGCCGCCATCACACTTTGCACCGCCCTCCCCCATATCAGTTTGTAAAGCTTTCTGTCCTGCGCCGACCAATCCTCATCCCCCGGAAGTTCCGTCCGCTCCATATGCGTCGGTCGGATGGCTTCATGAGCTTCCTGCGCCTTGACATCCTGGGTGGATTTCGTCTTGGATTTCACCGGCTTTCCTCCGGCGACATATTCCTCCCCAAATGTTGTGCGAACCCAGGACTCTGCGGAGACCCGTGCTTCTTCCGAAAGCGTGGCCGAATCTGTGCGCATATAGGTTATATGCCCTGCCTCATAGAGGCGTTGGGCAATTTGCATACTCCTCTTCGGCGGTAGGCTCATTGTAGCAGAAGCTTCCTGTTGCAATGTGCTTGTGATAAGGGGCTTGGGAGGCTGTTCCGTAGTAGGCCTGGTATGCGCCTCTTTTACAATACCTTCCGTCTCGGCGTGAATATTCTCTAAATAATTCGTGGCAGACTCTTCATCCTCCAAAGGCACTTCCATGTGAGCTTCAAAGCCATTCCACGTGCCCTTTATTTTCCATTCGGTGCTGGCCGTAAATTCTCGGATGGAAGTTTCTTGATCCGCTAAAATGCGCAGAGCAGGAGTTTGACATCTTCCCGCCGAGAGGGCGTGTCCTACATATTTCCATAAGAGGGGTGAGATTGTAAAACCAACCATCATATCCAAGACAGCTCTTGCCTGTTGGGCTTCTACCCGCGCCATGTTTAGACGTCTCGGATTTGCTACCGCAGCCTTTACAGCAGCCTCTGTGATTTCATGAAACACGGCACGCGGTGTCGTGGCCGCATTCAACTTCAAGAGAGTTAGGACCGAATAGGCAATGGCCTCGCCCTCTCTATCATCGTCCGAGGCCAAATATATATGGGTAGCCTTTGCGGCTGCCTCTTTTATTTGTGCTATCGCCTTTGCCTTTTCCTTGATCCATTGGAAACGTGGATCAAAATCACGATCTAACCCTACAGCACCCAGATCCTCTTCCAAAGATCGTATATGACCCATGGTAGCTATCACACGCCATCCTGGACCCAAGAATCCCTGTATTTTCTGGCATTTCGCAGGGGATTCTACGATAAGAAGAGAGCTCATTGTTATTTACTATATAGGGCCTGGCAAAACGCAATTTTACCGCCCTGCTTAAAATATACACGATCTTCTATATAGGAATATGAGTAATACAACCCCGCAACCATGTCGCATTGTAGACGAAGGAGAGCCTGCGTGGAGAGTAGATATCGAAGCAAATCGTATCAATCGCCTATTTAACTCGGGGTCCAAAGCGGGTTCTTTCCCCACAGCTTTTCAATCAAAACCCCATAGACATATTAGCGGATTGCGATATGCACACCCAGTCGATCTATCGGGTTCTTTGATTCGCAGACTTAGACGCTGATTTAGCGGGTATTTTAATATGCGAACATCATCCCGCCACGCCCGCCATACACACGAAATATGTTATACGTTTCTGCCCACGCATAAATTAGGTATCTCGGCACATTATATGTGGTGGTATATCCAGCCAAAGGGGCCAATCCCACTTTCAGATTAATATTTACAATCTTGTCTAAATTGCCCTCGCCACAGGGTTGGCTTGGCGGGAGAAATCCAGATTGTAGTGCGAACGGCAGATTGTAATAATATCTATGAACCCATGGCGTCTTTTTAATAGGAATGAGGGAGCGAAATACCGAAGGCGTTGTAGTGCTGTATCTATAGAGCTTACCCTCGTAAATGAAATCAATAGCACTCACCGGTTCTGAATTCCGATTTACAAATCCTGGAACAAGTTGTTTATATACACGTGTATCTATATTACTCGCATTGGGCCACCAGGGTGTCGTCGTGCCTGCCCCAGAAAGATCTCTTGTGGCCAAAAAGGGGGCATTGTAAAAGGGCGCTTCATACCGCTGTAAATAGAAAAATAGGTTGCGTGTGGGATTGGGAATTTTCAAATAACAATTGGCGGAATCTCCCCCCTTTGTATCTACCGGCTCAAATGCGTAATGCTGTAAGACAGGAACTTGAATATCCGCCAAGCGAAATCGATTGGCTTCAGGGGCGTCCAGATATATGTATTCGGCCATAATATAGGTATCTCCAAGAACTTGAAGGCTTTGGCTCGTGGGCATTGTAATCTTCGGGATTGGCGATACTCTCGTGGATTGGGTTGGATTCCCTTGGAGGCCGGCCACAAGAGTTCCCAAAGGATCATTGTAATAAAAGGGAGAACCTGCGATAGGAAAATAGGCTTCTCCACCCACTGGAGGGCTATTAATATCGCTCGTAGACATCTGCGCCGTGCTTGTATAGATTGTGCTCGCTGTCCGAAACTGAATACTTAATTTCACGGGATCGGCCTGAAGCGCGTCAATAGGTAGAAAGGTTCCTGCGTCTCCACATGAAAACCAAAAGGGGAGAGGCGTTGTAGCTACGGTTGCGCTTGTAGAGCCGAATTGACCGGGTGTAAAGTTGGAGGAATTCCGTGGAAGTAGCTTGTCCATGATACTCACTTTCTCCAGAGGCGTATAAAACTCATCTAGGACTTCTAAGAGCCTCCCGTCAATCTGTTCTACACGAGAACCACCGATATCTATAGTGGCTGATTGAAGTAGGGCATGTCCCACCGAATTTGTCCAACCGAATGTAGGCCCCGCCAAGGTTTTTCCATTTGCCGCGCACCAATTTCTTGCTGCTACTTGCGGTGTTGCGATATCGGGCATTGTTGTTACAAGATACAGTCGCGAAATAAGATGCCCCTTTCTTGGAAGAGTAATAACAGAAGTATTTCCAAGTGTCGGGAGCTTGTCAAAATCTAGACGAACCCATTGCGTAGAGAATCTTCCTGCGCGGATAATCGCTTTCACAAAGAAACGAATATTCGGCTTCCCTTTTTGACAGAGGAATCTAGAATCCTGGATTCCTCCGTAAATAACTCGCAGTAGGGACGCTACCATCTTCTTACAAGAGAGATGGAATGCTTAGACCGCTACTCCAGGCAGGCGGATTTGCAAAATCCAAGTGTGCCGAAGCTAGAGCTACAAAGATTCTTCTACTAGAACAGGAAGATGTCTGAGACAACAGGCGGTGAAATAGAAAAGTGTATTCATCAAATATGGCTTGGAAAAAACGCACCTCCTACGGAGTGGATGGATACTGTTACCGAATTTGCCAAGAAATATGGCTACGAATATAAGCTATGGACCGAAAAAAATGTAGATAGTCTTGATTGGGATTCTATACCAGGCCTACGGCGAGAATACGGGAAATTCCGAAAAGAAATGGCCGGTCGTGCAGATATTATCCGCCTTCTCGCCCTTTACAAGTTTGGAGGGATCTATATTGATGCCGATTCGGTAATTATGAAACCCTTGAAATTTTCCAAATTTCTGGAAAAGAACAAGGCCGCCGTATTTTTCGGGTGGGAAACAATTTCCAAAGCGGATAGCAAGAAATTGGGAGATTTTGGTCCAGAAATACGCGGGACAAAACGCCTTGTCGCAAATGGACTGATTGGCGCAAAAGCAGGCCATGCATTTATTGAAAAGCTTTTAAACGGTATTGTGTCAAATGCAGAAAGAGAAGCAGAGGGGCACGCTTGGAAACGCGTCGGACCTTTGTATGTCTCGCGGGTGTATTTTACATCAAAGGATTCATTTCCAGATGTACATATATATCCTATGAAGTATTTTTACCCGATGCATTGGAGAGGGATTCAAGATCCCAAGCTACATGAAAAGGTAAAAATTCCCGCTGAATCCATGTTGTTTCAGTATGGATACAGCACGAACTCGTTTCACGACTATTTTAACGATCGCCGTAGGACTAGGCGTAAACGCTAACGCTGCCGCCGACTTCCTACTGGGTTCAGAAAGAACGCATAAAATGGATAGTAGAAGGAGCTAAAGAAGAAATTTAACACAGCGTATGCTAGCGCTACAGAGACCGAATTTCCAATAGACACATTATATGTATAAGAAAGACGCGCTGCTCCTAATCCGAAAAAAATAAGGAACAGAACGTAAAAAACTAGTAGGCTGAGTGATATCTTATACACTTGTTCTTCTTCTGCCGCATTTCCAACAAATCCCTGTTGCCCGGATACGGCCGCTGCGAGGTTTGTTAGATAATTCTTATTGGGTAGGTTCATTCTATCATATGTCTGCGAATTAATCGTCAAACATTGGGTTCGCTAATCCATTCTCAAAGCGAAGCCAGTTCAGCCCTATACAAAACACTTTCACTTCCCAATTCCCGTCTAAGACCCCTCCAGGGGGTTTGACATCCAAAATAAGACGCAGAGAATTCACTCTACTTGCGTTGAAACTACCCGTGGGCTGATGTTCTCCCGGAGTTCGTGCGAATGGGTAGCCATACACAAAGTTAGAATATGCTATATATCCTCCTTTATGACTTGATGCGATGAGTTCGCGGTAATACTGTTCATCCGCATCGCAGATGCTTACACCATTTGCCTGTACTATTGCATTTTGTAAAAGCGGCTGTTCAGCTTTGCGCGGATTCCACTCAGCTTCCAAAACAGAGGTGTAATTCGTCCAGCCATTGTTGTCGCGCACCCCACGTCGCCGCACAAACCAGATAATTTCTTCCAACGGATGATTTGCCTCTAGAGGTAGTTGTATGCGAATTACATCGGAACGTTTTCCAATCGCATATTTGAGTGGTTCTTCAAAATAGAATGTTTGAACCTCTCTATGAAGAATCTCAAAAGGGGTGTGAAGCATTCGCTGCCGAAAGGGCCCATTCACTATGGCACCTTGGGTGAGAAGCTGGACAAATCGAAAATCTGGGGGGTTTGCAGCAGTATTTGCTATCAAGGGTGTAGCGCCTTGATGAAATGGAATGGCTATCGACAAGGGCGTAGATGTACAAGAATCGCGATATCCGCGAAGCTGGCGCACACATTCTTCAAACGGGCGCAATGTAATATGAATCTTCACGAGACCTTCACGTATAGCAATCATAGGGAGAGCTGCTTGGCGATGGGAACGCATGAAAAAAAAGGGTAAGAGGCAATTCAATGTCCCGCCCTCCGTAGGATATTCACGCGGGGCCTGTTCTGCCACGAGACTCGCCAAAGGAATTCGCCCAATATGATCATATGCGACACCAAATTGTTCATTAAAATCGGCATAAAGAAGATTAAATACGTTTATAAAATCCCCGTCAATCGTTTCAATGGTTTTTCCGTCTATTTCTAGTTCCGCCTGTTGTATAATAGCCGTGCCAAGACTATTCGCATATTCCCAAGCTGTCCCAGATACATCATATGTAATTTTACCGGCTTCGTATAATAATTGTGTCTGGGGGTCCAGCCAATGCCCTAGTCGTATTTGAAGAACCGTTCCTAACAAGAGATCACCCACAACGAGGGAGCCTATATCAAAAGAAAACCGCTGGCCGAAAGCACCAGGACCCCGCAAGGGAATTTCTTGCAAGCTGGGTGTAAAGGCTAGAACACGTCGCTCTGTATCCCGCGTGAACCAGGTTGTTTCTGTCCCAAGAGGAAAGAGATCATTTTCCTGTGCTTCCCTGTTTGTCAAATCTAACAGTGTCTTAATGGTCCCCAAGGGCCTTTTTTCGGTTTCTACAGGAACTTCATAATGAATATCAGATATATCATCGGAAGTAGGGATATTTTGAGCTTTCGCGGCCGTAATAGGGGTTGCGGCCTTAAGGGGAGCTGCGGCACGAAGGGATCCGGACCCGGATCCGGACCCTTTCACCAAACTCTGCGACCCTCCAGATAATGTTTGAAATTTTTCAAGAACACGGTTCTTCTTCAAATAGGTGCTAACTTCTTTTATGGAAGGCCCAGCTGACATTCTCTGACTACTGTGTGGGGTTTTGTTTAGACCTTCGCATACCTAAAGTAGGGACGAGATGCTTCATGAGAATGAAACCTGCCGTTCAGCTTGTAGACTTGGATTCGCTACAGAGGCAGCATCCAACGGTTGCCATACATTGGAACGAATTCAATGAGCCAGCCGGCAAACAACATTTTAAGCTGCTTTCCTATCTAGGATCCCTGTATGAGGGGCGTGACATTTTTGATATTGGCACACATCGCGGTGCATCAGCCCTTGCCCTTTCAAATGGACATTCCACAAATCACATTTATTCATTTGATCTTGAACACAAATATACACTACCCGTTGTAAAGAATGTTAGTTATCACAAGGATGATTTAATGTCAGATGCTGGAAAGTCGCTATGGCAGGAAAAGCTACTGGGATCTGCATTCATCTTTTTAGACATTCATACACATGAAGGGACGTGTGAATATGAATTCTACCAATGGCTAAAAGCGCAAAACTATCAGGGCTTTGTGATATGCATCAATATATGGTATTTCAAGGAGATGCGAGATAATTTCTGGTATAAGATTCCAGCGGAGGATAAACTGGATATTACAGATCTGGGACTCTGGGCAGGGACTGGGATTCTTCGTTTCACTCCCTCTGAGCTATGGCCTGCTGTAAAAGTCCCAGACAACTGGACCGTCGTAACAGCTTATTTTGATTTGACAAAGATGCCTGATGCATCCGCTTCGATCAAGGCACGCCCTTCTCAACATTATCTCGCCAGTGCGAAGTGCACTCTTTCTACGGAGCAAAATCTTGTAGTATTCTGTGAACCGGAATCCCTTCAGTTATTACAAGCTATGCGACCGCCATGGCTAGCCTCCAAGACAAAGTATATTCCAATGTCGTTTGAGGACTTTCCTCTCACACAATTCCGCGCGAAAATCCAGGAAAACCGGAGCAGAAACCCCTATGCATTTGATGACCGGAATACGGCGTCCTATTATCTTCTCTGTATGGCGCGATACGCCATGTTGAAGCGCATTCTTGCGGAGAATCCGTTTGGATCCACGCATTTTGCCTGGCTCAATATATGTATTGAGCGAATGGGCTGGAAGAATGTAATGACACTGGATAATGTCTGGACTCAGACCAGGGAGAAATTCAGCACATGTTACATTGATTATCAACCAGAAGCCCTCGTGCGAAAGACTGCCGAGTATTTCAAATGGGGGCGCTGTTCTCTCTGTAGTGGATTCTTTACAGGGTCGGCTACGTATATGAAGGCGTTTTGCGATAAGATTGAGGAAAAGTTTCACCAAATGTTAGAGCTTGGATATGGACACGCAGATGAACAACTCTTTTCTCTTGTTTTCTTTGATAATCGCGAAATCTTTGATGTGTATTACGGAGATTACCAGGAGATGATTGTAAATTATGTAGAGCCAAGAGAGAGGCCAGGAGAACCATTGCGCCTTTTGATAGCGCACAGTTTTGCCGCGGGCGATTATGCCGTGTGCGAAAAGGGGTGTGAAGCGGTATGGAAGGCTTTCAAGCGGGGTAACGCCGAGCTTAGCTCAGATCAGCTAGGACTTCTTATAAGGACCTATAAGAAGTGTCTAGAACAACTAGGAAAGGAGTGTATTCTCCCCTAACGTTTTCTCCAAACCTTTAAAAAATAGGAATCATAATTCACCGTGGAAAGATCAGGTATATCTACATCTACATTGAATACATTCGGATGTTTGTATATATTTCCATTAAGAGATTCTTTTGTATCCAATCCCATATATATACATACAATCGCAATAAGCCGTTCGGCTCCCATGAGCCCCGTTCTTCCTAGGTATGGACCGATCGTCTCCTTTTGTATATTTAAAATCTTCCAAAGAATCTTAAGAGTTTCAAGCGTTCCACCAAATGCGGGTCCAAATATTCCATTCCACTCTTTTGATTCCGTAAATTTCTGTAAAAAGATCTCTTTATTGTCTATTAAAATGGCAGTTGTTAGTGATTGTATATATGTATCATGGAAATAGCAATTATACTCATTGAAATGCCATAGAGGGTAGAGGGGTTTATGAAGGACTGAATCAGGAAGAGGTTTCATAAGAAACATAGAATCATGACATATTAAGAAGTGTTTTGTCTTACAAACCCTTGTTAATAGTTCTATAGCAGCATATATATGACTTCCGTCTACAAAGGTTGAATATACTTCAACTCCCGAAAGATCTTCTGGTAGATGTGAATCAGATGTCTTACATACAAGAATGGGATTGGTAGGATAATATAACCGGATACTTTCTATGGAACGTCTCAAAAGTTCTGTATGTACAAGCTCCTTACCATAATAAGGTATACAAAATGTAATATACTCCATACGAATACGGAATATATTTGACACGTAATAAATCCCGCAAAAATAGCTATCTCAAGAGAAATGGAAGTATTTGGAGGCGTCTATGTAATAAATCTAGATAGGAGAGCGGATCGTTTAAAAGATTTTGAGGCTGGAATGGCGACACTTGAGTTACCCTTCAAGCGCTTTTCTGCGATTGAACGGAAACCTGGGGGGTTAGGATGCTCCCTATCCCATCTTGCTGTTCTAAAGGAAGCCCGGGCACTGGGTTTGAAAAATGTTCTAATCTTTGAGGATGATTTTACCCCCCTTGTGAGCAAGTCCGAATTCTGGGAAGAAATACAGAATTTGTTTGAAAACCATTCCAACTTTGACGTATGTATGTTAGCCTATGCCATGATCAAGGAGGAAGCCTATACGGAGCGTCTGATAAAAGTGATAGAAGCTCAAACCGCATCCGCATATATAGTGAATGCGTGCTTCTATGATACTCTTATTGAGCTGTATGAACGTTCGGTCCCTCTCCTAGAAAAAACCTGGCATCATTGGCTCTACATGAATGATCAAGCCTGGAAAACTCTACAGCCTTCCGCGAATTGGTTCGCATGTAAGAAACGTATTGGCTATCAACGTGCCTCTATAAGTGATTCAGGGTATGAACCAGTTTTCACAGATTACAAGGTCTAATAGAATCTCTTGATATTCCGAATATGATCCAAACAGCGCTGCTCAAATGCCTCGCGCGATTCATCCTTCGACCTTGACATCACTGTAATTCCAATTTCCTTTGAAAGTATTTCATAGGCAGCTGGACTCTTGAGCCCATTGTAGTGAATGAGGATTCCAAAACAGCGGGCATTCTCCGTTAAGGCTTTCTCGCGCAACAGGCGGAATGTATTGACGAAATTATGGAAATCCGCATCCTTATCGCGTTCTCCCGTCTTCACCTGTGTTGCAATCCAAAGCGGCTTATCCGAGCTACAATGTAGTGTATCAATCGCCTGATTTCCCTGCGAGCTCAAATCAAGTCCTAAGACATCGCGCTTAATATCCTTATCCCCAATCACGTGTTCCATATCCGAAAATTCCCTCTCCATGAGGCGGCCAAATTGCGCCTCCTGGTTGCGCCCCTTTTGGCTAGCGGTAGGATCGCCCCCCGATACCACACTCGATCCAAGCGCCTCGATAAACATCTCTTCGGTTCTCACGGACTTATTCTTGAATGCCCTACTCTGAAAACATTGCATCGCCTGAAGTGCAAAAATCAAAGGGTTTTCACATGGGTTATTCATATGAGTAAATCGCGATGTCTCCTTCCAATCCTGTAAGTGAATGTATTTCTTATCCTTGATGCGTTTTGTGAGAATATTCAGAAACACACGCTGCTGCGACTTGTCCAGTGTATTGGCCACCTTTTTCCCTCCATCTGGAATGGGCCTGAGAGAAATACGCATACCACTCAGAGAAACATAGACACCATTCGCGTAGGACTCAATAGACTCATACTGAGCTGCGTGTTTCTCCTTTGGATCCAATGTCTTTATTACATCGGCATATCTCATCGCATCGGGGGATCTCCCATAGATAATCTCAAAATCGGGTTCAAAGTTCTCAACCGGTTCTTGTAACAAATTGGACTTGTAATTCCCATTCCCTCCTGCCATGGTCCACTTGTAATATAAATACTCACCCGATGACTTCTTGAATCTGGTAATTAGAAATGGATTTGTATCGGTCGTTGCTGCCTCCATCGTCTTACATTCGACACGAAAATCATCCACCAAATTATAGCGCCCCGTTGTGCTAATCACCTGATCCATGTCATCGAAATGTGTAGAGTTCTCATTCTGGAAGAGGCAAGGACTCTCATATCTCTCCACAGACTCTCCCTCTATGAAAACACCCATGATCTTCAGCTTGTTGTCATAAATTGCCTCCTCAAATTGCGTCTGTAGGCATTCCAAAAAGTGCTGAAACTGTCTTTGATCCCCTACGAGGTTCTCGCGCCCATTAAATGTGGGATTCATGGCGACTTCCCACGTCTTGATACCGAGCTCCTTAAACATATCCACCGTCTCCTGCCCCCAAAGCTCGGCATCCTTGTAGAATCGCTGAGCTCCTCGCCCCAAAGTCGCCATATCAGGAGTATAATTCGGCTTGGGTAGATTCGCATCGTCCATCCCCCCCTTTGCAGCTTTAATCTGGGCGTCCACGTCGGTCAAAATCTGCGAATAGGACCCGTCGTCATTCTCCCATTGAATATAGTTCACACCACCATTATACATGAACGGTAAAATAGCCCCATATCCTCGGGCATCAATCTGGGCCGGTCCCCGCTGTGGTTCTAACTCCTTCACACAGTAGGGTGTGAGCTTATTGTTGTAAATCTCATAGGTATGGGGCATATTGGTGGCCTTTAAGAAATACATTACTTGGTTTCCTTCATACATATCGATCTTTGCCACATACAGAATAGTAGCTACAGGTGGCGACTGAATACCTCTAGATGCCATGAGTTTGTAATAATGACCAATGTTCCCAGGATCTTCTGAGTTAATATCCGCCGCTGTTGCCGTCTTCAAGTCATCTACTTTGGCAGAAAGCCATCCGCTCATACGAAGTGTTTGCATGGGAGTTCTATGTATTAGTGGAGCCTTAGCTTTAGGCCTCTCAACCTTAGTTCCCATATTTCAGGAACCCACGGTCGTGTTCTATTCGGTAAAGGCTCCATGTATCTACAATGGCCGTCATCTCTGTGCTTGGAGAACCCAGCAAGGTATCATTCGGGGCAGGGGCCAAGCTTGTATAAAGTGTGGGCCTATCGGCCGTTGTGAAATTCACAGAACCCTCTGGCTGACGCTCGGAAGAAGCTAGACGCCCACGAATATCTCCCAGATTCCACGACATTTCACCAATACCCGCACCACAATCCCTATCCTCTTTTGCGTGATGTGTGAGCGAATTCCATATAAAGGAATTAAAAAACGTTTCGCGATCACGCCCAGCTATAACAAGAGATTGACCGAGGTAATATTCCGTGTCGGCGGATGGCGAAAACCGCCAGCGTTTCCCTACTCTTAAATCATTCTGCGTGCGTAAAAACCAGACGATGCGACTCGCAGGGTGTTGGGCGTCTAGGCGCCGTGTGACCAACGATGGAACCCCTTTTACAAGCGGGGCATAGTCGGCTGGACTGAAGGTATATGTATTCTCATATAGGTGAGTATAGGGGATTTCGATTGGTTCCACGCGAAGTGCCACCTGTGTCTCTCCATCCGTATACATATGCCGTGTTTCCAATTGAAGAGTAGGGGGGGCGATGGCTGTTCGGAGCAATGTCTGGAAGGTTTGCACTCCGAGCTGCATCGTAGAACCCCAAGGTGTCGGGGCCTTTGTGGCACTTGTATCCGATGTCTCTAC